TTAGGTATAGGTTCTGAAAAATTTGCCGTTTCATTCAAAACACTATTTAACACACTGTTGTTAGAAAATTGTTTATTTTCAACAACTTTTTGTTGAACATTTTGTGGCTGAGAAATCGTTTCGTGAGATGATTGTGTTGGTTTCTGTAATTCATTTATTACTTCATGAATTACCATAGCAACTTCTTCCCTAACGATTTTTCTTATCATTGTTTTTATGTTTGTCTTTTTTTTCATATGACCTCCTAGTCGGCTTTTTGTCCATTATCCTCTATAAAGTGATATTCACTCAAGTGAGCTACACTTTGTAAAGTAGTTCTTAAATTTGTTATTTTAGCTAAAACATCAGGTGCCGGTGGACCTGACATCCCCCCTATAGTACCTGTAACCTTCATAGATTCTAATATAGAAACTATTTCTTCTAATATCTCTGTTAATTTAGTACCTAAAACAATTGGTTCATTTTGTTCACGAGCTTGTTTCCCTAAATAAATATTAGATGATTCAATTATTGTTTCACTATTAGAATAAATCTGTAAAGAATTTCCAGCCCCAATCACTACATTATCAAAAGATGATAAATATATACCCTGTGTGTTTGAAGCTATTGTAATTTTATCAGAAGATTGTATGATATGATCTCCTATATAATTATAGTTATATAATTCACCACTTATAGGTCTGTTGTTATTTGTATCCCTGTCGGATGGTAACACATATTTTACTTTTTGAGGTGAACCATCAATATTGACTAATAAATCTGGGTAATGTTGATATATAGACCCTACATTAGTCATACCTATAAAAGACTTATCAAATAAACCCTCAGCAGTGGTAGAAGGATCTCTACCGTTTGATAAAAATATATATGGATTAGCACTTCTACTACCTATCCTAATACTATTACCATGTCTACCTTCTAACAACATATCACCATGAATATCACCTGGAGTTTTTTCAGAAACCCCATCTAAAGTTCCATTAGATAACTTGGATAGTCTACTACGCGGCTCCATTTTAAATTGTTTTGAAATACCAAACAAACTTTCATTTGATACTGTGTTTCTTTCTAATAAATTTGGGTGTTGTCTCTTTAAAGTATCAGGATTAAA